CATTACAATACAAACCACGTAAACCGCCATCATCATCATCATCGTCAGACTGTAATGATTCAGTATCATCATCACTATAATCACTAACATCGGACGATATATCATCAACAACCGTTTCCGATGATGTATTAACATCAATAGTGGCTACATTACTGTTATCAGCATAATACTGAACTGCCCTGTCTCCACGAAAATACCTGCTGATAACATTATCACTGGTAATAAACCTATAAAACTGTGCATGACCAAATTGAGGAGAAAAACTAGCATCAACGGAAGCGCTATAACTACCATAAGTAGTTTTATCAACTGTATCACTAAACATTTCAAACTTATCGTACTCAGTAATAGTAGGTATCATTTCATCATGTGCATATACACTCTTTTTCCAACTATCCAACTTAGCACGTAAATAAGTAATAGGATCTCCAACACATGTCTTCGCGATCTGTTTAACCAAAACATCGAGCGCACAAACTTCATCAACACCAACCACCTCACTAAGCATCAAAAGGTTCTCCTTCAAAAACTGCAGTGTAACACCCTGATTGTACCTGACACAATAAGCGACTAAATACATAGCCTGAACGAAAAGTTCCATCTCATCAGAAGTCATAGTCGACTTCCTATAATATTCCGTGCCATTAAATATATGTTTGGATTCACAAATGGCAACATAATCATAAGCATCCTTATGTGATAATTTACCCTCATCCATACCACATAAAAAATCCAGGGTGTCATCAACCAATTTCTTCTTTGCGACTATCTGAACCTTTTTATAATTACCTATGTCATGAGGAGACAAATAATCATGCTTCAAGACAAATGTATTGATAACATATGCATCACTATACATCTTTTTCCATAAAGCATGAGTAAATTTGGACTTAGTAATATCATTCATCCCAACATCAGTCATCTTATAAACGAAAAAATCGCCATGAGTTTTATACAACTCGATAACAAAGTGTCTGGGTCCCAAAGATATAACATTCTTCGTAACCAACTTTAACAAATTAGACAACTTATGTCTGACGTTAACCCGACTGTTGTTCTCAATAACCAAGTCAATATAATCCTTGGACTTGTTAATAACATAAGAAGCCTTAGAAAAACTAAAATGACCAGGCCCATCGCGATGAAGCATATCGAATGAGAACATAAACATACCAAAGGCAGTCACTATCTTTTTCTTTAACATAATAGCACAAACCTGTTCAACAGGAATATCATAATATATATGATTAAAGAAACCATAGTGACAACCATCGACCACTAAATCCGTGTCCAAAGTAAAACTTAGATTGGTCTTATTTCTCTTCTTAATACCAAATTTCGATTTTATCAATAAATCACCAGGAGCATCTACAGAAAACTTCTGTAAAAAAC